GACTATAAGTTTGTGACCATTACGCATGTAAATTCACAATCAAACCTAGAATCTGATGGCGAGACGCGCCACGGTGGTCAAACTTTTAATCTCATAATTGAGGAGCTATAACATGGGCGCAGCATCACGCGATTTACTCATTAAAAAGGGCGCTACACGTTTAGCGGGCATTAATTCAAAGACGATCACTTGCGCAAGCGAGCCAATCGACATCACAACCGATGAAGACGGCGGCTTTCGTTTGCTGCTAGATAAGGCGGGCACTGAGACACTAGATATTAGCTTTTCAGGTATCACAAAAGACACTGTTTTGCGTGGCCTAATTCTGACCGGCGGTTCTAAGATGCTCAACGATATCACAATCGAATACCCACCAGTTGGCGGCCAAACAACTGGCGATTCCATTACTGGTGATTTTTATCTAAGCGGCGTAAACGAAACGGGCGGCGGTTCAGACGGTGCGATTGAATTCGATGGTACGCTTATGAGCTCAGGTGAGTGGACTTACACAGAAGGCGCGTAGATGATCGTTCGCGATGCTGATGGCCCTAGCCTATCGCTAGGGTTCGCCATTATGATTTACAGCTACAGGGTGCAGAATGGACTTTGAGAATTTATTGAATTTTGAGCGCGCAAGTACTGCGACTTATTACGATTCAGAGGGCGTTTTGCAAATTGCGGAGGTAAATGAGCCGCGTCTTGACCACGACCCTGTTACGCTTGAGCCACTGGGCTTGTTGGTTGAAGAGGAGCGTACTAATTTAATAACCAATTCTGAAAATTTAAGTACAGGCTGGACTAACACAAGGGTGACAGTAGTACCTTTACAAGAAAATGGCAGGGTTGCAAATGGACTATCTAAGATTACAGAAGATACAACTCTCGGTACACATGATGTAACTAGAGACTTAACGCAAACTATCCCCAGCAGTATGTGCTTTAGCTTTGTATTTAAACCTTCAGCTTTGAAGAATAGAAAGCTGAGGGTTTATTACGTTGGCGTATCTAATGGAGGCAGTTCAAGCGGCTTTATCGTTGGTGAAGATGGGAGTATATCTGGTGTTATCTCTTTGTTTGAAAAAGTAACTAGCGAACAGATAGCGGAAGACACTTTTTTAATAAAAGTAACTACGAAATTAATTTATGGGGACGATATATCAGGGGTATTGTATTTTCGTTTGGCGGAATTAGACGGTAACTCCACATACACGGGAGATGGAACTTCTCATATTTTTCTAGGAGAAGTTCAGGCGGAATTAGGAAGCTTCCCAACATCATACATCCCCACTACAGGCTCGGCCGCTACCCGTTCGCCGGATATTTGCAGCGCGAAAAGCGTGCACCCATGGCTAGATGAGAATGAGGGTACGGTTTACATTGAGCTAGACAAAAAAGCAGGCTCTTATGTTGGTAATTATTTAACGCTTTCTGATGGAACTTCTGATAATCAGATTGCAATCAAAGATAGGTCGGTTTTTTATAAAGAAACTAACTACATGCCTAGTCCGTTTGATCCGAGTGGGTGGAGTGGTGCTGGAGACCCTAACATATCTTACAATAGCGCAATTGAGGGAAATCCAAGTGGGGTGCAATTCGTTGGTGAGTTTGAATACCTCGGGGCTGGCTTTGCGGGTATTAATGCCTCCTTTAACAACCCCGCAACCAACGGCGATACCTTCTATTGTTGCATGATCATAAAATCAGACACATCAGATATGGGATTAAGGGTTTATTTCAATTCAGAAGGGAATAGACTGAACGATACTTATGTCAACGCTAATAATGGTAGCAACTCTCAAGCCGAGGATATAAAAATAAATCAACTGGCAGACGGCTATTTTTTAGTTCAAATTTCGGTATATATCCCTGATGATTCCACGGATGTAGATTGCTTTGTTCAAGTTAGAAAAGTAGACTCAGCGGGGATAAACCAAGGGCAGCCTGATGCAGGGGACAAAATAAAATGTCAAGCCGCCTTCTTCGGCAAAGCCGACGACTGGCCAGCAATTATAAACGACACAAACATAATTAAGTCAGGCGCTAACAATCTAACAGGCACGCAAGGCTTTACAAGTGCGCTAGAGAGTGGTCAATCAAAACTAGCATTATCTTATGACAGCTCTACTTATTCAGCGGCTAAAGACGGTGTGGGCTTCTCAGGTACTAACGCAGGAGTGCCAGCATTAACTGATTTGTATGTCGGCAGTAACGGCACAAATAGATTTTTCAACGGCCACATAAAAGATGTGCAATACTACCCGCGAAAGCTCACGGAATCAGAGCTAATTGAACTAACTACATAGGTGAAAAATGTCAATTTTTGAAGACGTAACATTCGGTTTTGATGGTGAAGAATACACGGTAAAATCAAACAAAATCATGGGCCTTATTCATAAAGTTGAGGGTGTTATGACGTTTGGCGAGCTGATGCAGGAAAACCCATCGCTGTCAAAGGTGGCTATGGCTTACACAGTTTGCTTAAAGGAGGCTGGGTGCGATGCAGAACTTGAAGAGGTTTACGCTGAATTATTCAACCATAGTGGCGCACAGAACATTAAAAATTCTATTCTTGGTTTAACTATGTTAATGATGCCTCCCGCAACCTATCAGCCACCGGAGAAGTCTAGCGAAAAAAAGCCGGTGAAGCGGAAGAAGAAAGCGGAGTAGTTAAGAATTTATATTTAACTGCTATCGGTAGCTTTGGCATATCTCGAACTGAGTTTTGGGATATGCACCCGCAGGAATTTTGGTGGATTGCACAAGCTAAAGCACCGGAAGCATTTAAAGAGCCGCAACGTAAACGACTATTAAGATTATTGGAGAACGGTTTTGTCTGAGTCAAATGTATTTGTTAGATTTGGTGCTGATATTGACCCATTAAAAAAGGGCGTTAACGAAGCCAAGGGCAAAATCAGCCAGTTTGGCAAAAGCACACTCGATGCCGCCAATAAGACCGCTAAACTAACAGCCGCAGCCACAGCAGCAGGGCTTGCCATTGCCACAAAGATGGTATCCAGCTCATTGGATGCCATAGACGCACAGGCTAAGCTTGCGCGTCAACTTGGCACGTCTACCGTTTCACTTTCTACCCTTGAGCGTGCCGCAGATATGAGCGGTATCTCGATGAAGAATATCGAGCAAGGCGCAAAGAATCTTGAGGTCGCACTAGGTGAAGCAGCTAGTGGCACGGGCTTAGCCGTTGATACACTGGAACGATTAAACCTTACCGCGCAAGACTTGCAGGGTATGTCACTTGATGAAAAAATCCTAACCGTAAACCGCGCATTAAAAGAAAACATTCCCGCCACAGAACGAGCCGCCGCAGCCAGCGACTTATTTGGCAAGAAAGCGGGGTTTGCCATTACCCAGTTAAACGCTGACACAATCAAGATCGCAAAAGAGGAAGTGGTAGGTTTTGGCGTTGCCTTGTCCGACTTCGATTCTGCAAAAATTGAGGCCGCAAACGATGCCATGGCGACAATTGGCGTTGCAACAAAAGGCGTATCTAACCAATTGACCGTCGTGCTTGCGCCAATCCTTGAAGACATGGCCAAGCAGTTCAAGGATGCAGCCATTGAAACGGGTGGCTTCAAGACTCAGGCAATTGATGCTGTTAACTCAGTTGGTGTAGCAGTTGGCTTTTTAGGCAATGCGTTTAGAGGGATTGAAGTTGCTATAGCTGGGCTTAATGTCGGCTTCCATACGCTGAAAACTGGCGCGCTTGGTATAGGTGCGATTTTCTCGGATGAAATGGAAGCCGCTGCACAATCATCGGCTGCAAACATGGCATTGGCCATAGATGAAATGAACGCCAAATTAATGGAGCCACTACCAAGTGAAACCATTGAAGCGTACATAGCCAGTTTTACCGACCCTGCGATACTTGAGGCTAAGCAAGCGCAAAACGACGCCATGCAGGCCATAGATGACAGCAACGCAACGCACAGAATAAACCAAGAAGAGAAGGTGCAAAGCGCACTACAGAAGTTAAGGGATTCATGGCAAACGACCGGACGCAAAGGCACACAGCAGTTCTTTTCCGACCTGTCCACGCTAACGCAAAGCGGAAATAAGAAGCTATTTGAAATAGGTAAGGCTGCTGCTCGTGTTAACGTTGCCATTGATACCAATGAAGCAGCTATGAAGGCTTACAAGTGGGCGGCTGGCTGGGGTGGCCCAATTGCGGGCGGTGCGGCGGCGGCAGCTGCTATTGCGGCGGGTGGCATCCGATTGCAAGCGATTAACAGCACAAGCTTTGGCGGTGGCGGCGGTTCTGCTAGTGCGTCAACTGGCGGCGGTTCTGCGGCGGCAACGACTGCGGCGACACCGCAAGCGCCCGAACAAAACAGGACGGTGCGCATAGAAGGGTTTGACAGTGGGCAATTGTTCACAGGTGATCAGTTAAA